CTATGCCTTATCGGCTATGCCACCTGTCCGGTCAAAACGGGGTGCGCTCCACTCGGAATCGATGGTGATGCCGGCTTGGCGCAATGCCTGATGGATCTGTTGTTGCAGGGTCGAACGGCCTAGTTGGTCGTTCTCAAACTGCAATTGCTGTGTCACACGCTGGATCGCGTCGGCTTGGCGCTTGGCTGCGGCGGCATCGGCATCGCGATTGGTGTTCGGTGCCGGGTTGGCCGAAGGAATCGAAGCGCCGTTCGGCTCAACGTGCCATGGTTCGTGGCTCATCCGGAAGTTCAGGCCGTAGTTGGCCGCGTTCTGGTGCGCCCATTGGCGTGCAGCATCGTTCCCGTAGCCGAGGTCAGCGGCGAGGCCGTAGTTGTGCTTTGAGCCGCCGGGTGGTGCGACCCATTTCCGTGCAGCCTGTTCACTCCCGTATTTCTCGACGGCAGCCGCAAAAAGCTCCGCTTGGCGCTCGTTCGAACGGAACCCGCTGTTGAGCGAGATATCATGCCCGGCTGCCTTAGCATCGGCGATCATGCGACGTAGGGCGCCTTCGAACGAGTCCTCTAGTGCGCTGAAACTCTTGTTCGAACCGCCGACACCGGCACCAAGGCCAGCTTCACCCTGAAGGTAGGGCCCATACTGGTTGGGAACCGGGATAGGCTGAATATGAATCGTGCCAGCGGTTTGCTCCAGAACGCGCAACTCGGCGTTCGCGTGGGCTAACTCTCGGGTCAACTCGGCAGCACGGTCGCGAAGGCCATCAAGGGTCATCACACCGCGCTCACCGTCCGGCAACGCCATGTATCTATTCACCTCGGCAATCTCGTTTTCGAGGTACGCAACCCGTTTCCGCTGATCCTCGATAGCGCGATTGCCGATGGTGCCGGCGAGGTCGTTATCAAGGATCGTCATGCCTTCCGGCACTGACATGAGCCCGTTCGCAGCCGCCCAGTTGTTGATACGCGACCAGAAGTCCGAATTGCCGAACTCTGTTGCGAGGGTGTCGAGCTTCCGAATGGCGGCATCGATCGCGTCCACAATGCCATATGCAGCGGTGCCAGCATTGATGAACGCGGTGCGCAGCTTGGTCTGAACAGCCGTGGATAGATCGGCAATGCGTTGGTCGAGAACGACGGCCTTGTCGATCAACTCGCCACTCAGGACCGCACCAACCTCATGGGCCTCCCGGCGCAGATCGCTCATCGATTGAGTCGACTGCCTGACGACGGTCATGAGCTGTTCGCCGCCAGTGCCGCCGAAAATCTCATCGAGAACGCGAATCTGTGCGGCTGTACTTCCTAGCTGCCGAACGCGGTCAATGATTTCGTCGAAAAACTGCGCAGGGCGCTGGAGCTTCAGCGTTACATCCTCAACGCCATAGCCGAGCCGGGCAAATGCGTCCGCCGCTGAACCCTTGCCCGTCACTGCGAATTCGTCTGCACGAAGCTGCATTTCTTTGAAGCCGTCAACAATCGCATCCTGGGACACACGGAACTTGCGCGCTACAAACGAGAATTCCTGAAAGGTCGTCGTATCGAGGCCGGCAACCGCCGCTTCCTTGTTCATTTCGGCGACGGCTGCCGTTGCCTCCCTGACGCGACTGACCAACTCGCCAACACCGGCAGCGGCAAAGGCGCCTGCAAGCGCACCACGTACGGCACCGATGCCTTGGGTAAGATCACCGAGTGATCGGGCGCCCCTACGGCTCAGGCTTTCAAGGGCACGTTCACCGCCCTTGGCGCCGTCGCGTAGTTCCTTCTCGATGGATTTGCCGGCCTTCTCTGCGCCCTTGTCGATAGTGGCTGCGGCCTTGGCCATTCGCTTCTCCGCGCGTGCCAGAGATTTTTCGTACTCTGCCACCTTGGCCTCTAGGAGAATAGTAAGTCTTGCGTCATCAGATGCCATTGTATTGCCTCGTTAAATGTAAGATAGAATAGATCCGGAAATCTCGGTATAAGCTGCAGCGCGTGCAACAGCCATTGCCGAAGCAACGGCGCCATCAATGCGGTCTTTGGACTTCTTTTTATGGAAGCTTCGGTTCTCTGCCTTGTCGTACTCAACAGCAATATTGTTGAAGTTCCACCGCAGAACCGGATGGCCACCATGAACAAACTTGCCCGACAGGATGGCGCGCTCTAACTCGCTAATCGCCGGGGACATGGTGCGCCAACCCTGAGGGAAGGCCAGAACAGGCAATCCGTCATCGTCCAGGCGCTGCATCATGGCCGACGCTCCGTAAGGATCGAAGGCAATCTCTTCGACACGGTAGCGCTTCGTTTGCTCGCGAATGAACTCCTCCACCCGCTTGTAATCGACGGCGGGGCCGGGTGTGGCTTCAATAAGCCCTTCGTCGCGCCAACGGGGGTAAGGGACACCGTCGCGTGATGCGCGTAGCTCGATGTTGTCCTCGGGTACGAAAAAGTGCGGCTTCACGACGTACCTGTCGTCTTCGTCGCGCCAGCACATCACGACGGCGGTAAGATCCTTGTTGCTCGATAGATCGACGCCAATGAAACATGGCGCGTCGCCCATGGCTTCGGGATCAACGGGGCCGGCGCCTTTGTCGTAAACCTCCATATCGACGAATGGCGAGGTCGAGTGCTCCAGCCACATGTTCAGGTGCAGTTGGCGGAAGGCGTCACGCTTGCCGGGGTTAGTGCTGGCTTCGCGTGCGGCGATCCGCATGCCGTCCAGATCGGGGAAGCCGTAGGGCATGCCAGGATTCACACGGTGCCAAAGTTCCTCATCGGTCCAATCCTCATCGGGATCGGCCTCAAACAGGATGGGCAAAAAGGATGGGTCTTCAACCTCGCCGCTGGCCACCTTCCGGGCGTATTGGATTGTTTCCCAAGCGTGGTTGGTGTGGCCCCGTCCTGCCGTCGTGGCGATCAGCATGAGGGTGTTTGGCGTTTTGGTAAGTGAGGTCTCCATAACGTCAAACAGGTCACGTTTCGGCCATGCATGGAGTTCGTCAACCAGAACAAATGACGGCGTACGACCATGCTGGAGGCCGGCATCTGAGGAGATGGCCTCCATGCGCGTGCGGTCTCCAAGGTGCCCAAGATAGTTTCGGGAATCCGTGATCCCGACGTAGGGCTTCAGGCGCCTGTCCGTTTGAATGATGTTGCGGGCTTCCTCGAACGCGACGCGCGCCGTGCCACGGTCTGACGCTGCGAACTGCACCAAGCCACCAATGTTGCGCTCCGGGCCGATGGTGTGCAGCAGTGCCAGGGCAGCGCAGAACGCCGTTTTGCGATTGCCGCGAGGGACCAGTAAGACAACCTTGCGAACGATCCGATTGCCGTTGGGAAGGCGCGGCCCATAGATCTGGCGAACGATACGTTCCTGCCACGGGGCCAACTCGAACCGGCGCTTTGGCGACTGGCTCATTGGGTGTTTGAACGCACCGATTGCCTGTACGGCGCGTTCGCCGTAGCCAAACGGATCATCAATGGGTGAGTCGTCAAAGACCCAATGCGGATAGGTCTTCATCGTTATCACTCGGCTCTGTACCAACCTTACTGCGCGAGGTTGGCGACAAACCAAGTTCTGCGGCTAATTGGCGTTGGATTTGCTGGGCCTGATTCAAAGTCCCATTGATGGTTTTGTCTCCGCGTCCGGACGTGATGATTTCGATATTCGCCGTAGCTACGCAGTAGCTCGCGAGCGTATCTAGATCACTCTCGGCAAGAACGCGCCGTTCAATGAGGCGCTTTGCAACGCGCCGCCACACCGATTTCGCTTCAGCCGGGAACCACGCCGGGACTGACGGCGTGCGCTTCAGAAGGCCGGATTCCGTTGATTTTGGGTTGGGCTTGCGGCCACGGCTCATTACAATATATTCCTGAAATCGTCATTGTGTGTGGTAGAGGTGCGGCAGTGCTTAGACTGATTGCCGAGCTTGCTGCCAATCGGCAGTGGGAAAATCTGCGCGAAATTTCGGAATCGCTCCAACAGTTGGGGCCACCCGACTCCGTTGAGGAAGTAAAGCTCCGGGAAGCGCTGGATAAGCTTGAGCAACGCTTCACTCCAGGCAGAATGCTTAGCATCGAAGACTCGCACGAACTTGAGCAAATACTCACGATCGTTCGGGATCATTGCGTTGAAAAAAGGCACTAGACTCTCCCCCGACAACGAAGCTCAAGGGCGCGACGACGGCCAAGCTCGACGACTTCAATAATTTCGAAATTGTCACCGTTGCAGGATAGGCGGTCGGCTACGGACACATCCGGGCGCCAACGAATGCGAAACGCCGCAACGGTCTCTGAACCTTCGCCGGAAGCCCTCAGGAAGTCGCTGGTACGCGTCTCGAGCCGTTGGGCATGCACGGTGGCAAACGTGGCCCAACTCTCTGAAATTGCGCCGTATTCGTCCTGTGCCTGAGTTAGCGCTTTGATCTCAATGATTTTGTCTAGCTGTCCGGAGGTGATCATGCGGTCTCCCTCCAAACGTCGTCATCGTCCCAACGAACGAAATCGTCCCAAACGATGATGCCGGCTTCCTTCAGCACGTTGCTGATGCGGTAGCTGACAGGCGCCCGGTCTAGCCGTCCGTCATAGATCCCAATAAAGTTAATGTTCGCGCCGTACGTCCGTTCGCTGGCGAACACGCTGAAGGTGCCGCCTGGGAGTGTGGTCTTGTACGCCTCTAGGCCATCATTGCTGCAAACAGCGACCCACACGTTTCGCCATTCGGTCGGCGTGGCAACCTCAACGTTCGTGGTTTCGAGGTCGAACAGGACGCTGCCGCCATCGGCGGAATGGTAGGTTGGCCGGGCGTTGTCGTCGGGCGTGACGGACAGCACGGCGGAATTCACATCGTCGATGAAGCGCCCAACAGCATCGCCTTCGCCGGGAATGTCACCGGAGCCATCGATTGCGGTGTTCATCGTCTGCGGATCGAACAGGCGCCACTCGGCAAAAATGGTGCTGTCGGCGATCAGCAGGTGGTCGTCCGTATGGTACTCAATCAGGGCATCGAAGCTGATGAGGCCGTGGCAAAGGTCGGCGTCGGCAGCGTCGCGCATGGTTCGCTGTTGGCTGTAGCGGGTGTCCGCGCATCGCATCCAAGAGAACTGCGGCGCCCAATTGCGCAGGGCCGTTTTGATGACAGCCAGGATGGCATTGTTTTCGGATGACCCAGGCTCACGGGTGAACACGTGCAGATCGAAGCTAAGCCGCGCGTGATTCCGATGCGTCGTGAGGTCAACGGCACCCTCGGCAAACGGACCCATCCGAACGCGGGGAAGGTCCGGGCATTTGACGCTATCGACAATCGCAATCCCAGCAAGTTCAGGTACGTTCGAAAGGTGCTGGAATAGGGCCTTCTGGATTGTGTTTGATCCGCTCTCCATCACTGCGCCTCACGCTTTACGGCGGTGGCGATGGCGCGCTTGATCCGGTTCAGGGCCTTCTTTTTCCCGAGGCGATATCCCGGTGCAAAGAACGGTTGGGCGTCGGTGTCCGACGTGCCGAACTCGACGTGATAGGCGTAATCAACGTCGTCGCTGTAGGCGGTGATGATGGCTTGGTTCGGTTCGGCGACGGTGGCCTCGCCTTTCCGAATGGCCCCATACGGTGTGGCTTCACCGGGCTTGGTGACATGGATGGAGTCGCGAAGATCGCCTTCATCCTCTGGCGCAAGGGATCGCTGAATGTTCGCGATGTCCTCTGCACCTTTGATCAGTGCGGGCTGAACGGCCTCTAGGGCGCTCTTCGAAAGAGTTTTGAGTTTGCGTTGCGCCTTATCGAGGCCCTTAACCCTACCCATCAGAAGCTCCATTTGCGGTATGGAGCCAGGAAAGGGGCCATGGCGTCGCGGGGATCGAGGCCCGTTTCGCCAGCATGGTCGAACATGTGCGCGACACCAACAAGGATCGCGTAGCGCAGATCAGCCGGGACAGGGTCGAGGTCGGTTAGCGTCGGATCGCCAGTGAACCCGAGGGCAATTGCTGTCGCAGCGGCAATGATGCCGTTGAGGTCCGTGTCATCTTCGTTGTGGTCGATCCGGAGGTGAGCCTTCACCTCTTCGAGGGTTACAAGCATTGCTAAATTCCTTCGTAGTAATCATAGGGGCAAAAGCCTATTTCTGGTGAAATTTGAAGAAAGGGGGTGGTGCGGTATAGGGTTACCGTCCAAAAGTTCAGAGCCTCCCCCTATGCCATTGTTTCTATTGCCGCTTCTCGCTCCTTACGTCTGTCGGCCACATATGGCTCAAGGAACGCAAGGGACGCTTCCTCTTCAATATTCGCAAGGGCACAAACAAGACGATAATCCTTGCTTCTATCGATGAACCAATCCTTGGCTTCGATTACATCGCGTGAAGGAAACTTGCTCACTCGTCTCTTTGGGTTAGCTGCTCGCTTGGTGTCCTTGATGGCTTGGACAATGACGGCACGCCACAGCGCCACACATTGGGCAGTGTGGGTGGTTGGTGCGCGGTAGTCGTCTACGTTCTCGGCCATCCAACGGGCGTGCTCCTCTGCTGTGTATGTGTGTCGGGTGGATTGCATCGTTGAATATTATGGCCACTCTAGCAGTACGACGTCTACGCAATAGTAATTGTCAATGGCTTTGATGGTGCATTCCTTGAGGTGCCAAAGACGAGTCGTCGTCTCACCGGGCAAGGTGTAATCGATGCGATGGCCGATGTTTAGAGCGCGGAAAGGCGTAACATCGTCGATATCTTGAGTATAATATTGCAGCGCCACAGTATGCTCGTCGTCGATAAAGTGTTCGCTAATATAGATTGGGTCCATGTTCATTTACGTACATCCTCATTCGGTAATCTGTATAAAATTGGCTTCTACATCAAACAGCGGCATTGGGTACGTCGAGACCTTATAGGTGTTGCAGATCCAATGGTGCTCGTGCTCATCGCCGGGAACGTGATAGGCGAACGGCTTGCGGTTATGCTGCTTGAAGAACCGAAGTAGCTCTCTGCCTTTGTCCTTTGGGATCATGGCCCATTTCAGGGTCAGGCTGCGGTTGAGCTTCAGTTCCGCCGGGTTGCCTTCATTAGTGCTCGTCACCGTTGGCTCATGGGATGGCGTGAAGATTGGCCGGGGTGGGTTCTGGCTGGTTAAGTAATTATTGTGCATTACTGAAGTCCTGTGTGAACTCGGCTGTAATGGTGCGTCGGTTGTTCTCTTGGAATGTCCTGTTCCACTTCCGGCATGTCCACTTCTTAGCCGTGGAATCATCGGGTGCCGTATAGTAAAATGGCGTATGGCCACCTTGGGCACGAAAGAAATCTTCGATATAGTCGGCTTCGGTCACGTCGAGGAATTGCCACGTCAGGCGAAGAGTCTCCCGGATGTGGTTGGTGCCGTCTGCCGTGATTTGCGTATAGCCGTCGCCGAATTCCGCAATGAGAAGCTTTGGCGTCGTGTCCCTGATAGAATTTTCAGAGGGTGTGCGCGTGGGCGTAAACGTCGTTAGGGCCATTACTTCTTTCTCTCAAATGATTGCTTCCAACTGTTATGGCACTTGGTGCAAAGGGCCTGCCAGTTGGACCGGAGCCAAAACAGGCGACGATTGCCACGATGCGGCTTAATGTGATCGACGACGCTTGCCGGATGGCCGCAGCGGACGCATTGGGGGTGCTCGGCGAGAAAGAGCCTACGGGCGCGTTGCCATTGGGCATCGTAGCCACGCTCTTTGGCGTTCTGGCGCTGCTTATCCCTTTTGGCTTTGGCGGCCTTGATGTGTTCGCATTCCTCGCCGGGCCGTAGCAGGCATCCGCACGAACGAAGGGAACGCGGTTTTTGTGGCATGGTTCATCCCTTCACCGCGTTTGCGAACATTGCGGTCATTAGCGCGTCGCGGGATTTTGGGTCTTTGGCGACGTATGGCTTCTGGGCCTTGTCTTTCGCGCCGGAACCGAACAATTGGTTCAGCAGCTTGGCACGACCGCGTTGGGCAGCGAGAATCTGACCGGGCGTGCAGTCGAGGGCATCTTTCGGCGTGTAGCCAAGCCAACCCGTCGCAACCTCGAAAAGCTCGGCATAGAACCTTTTGGGGTTCGGCTTCTCGGTGCTCGTGGTGGATTTGGTGCCTTTGGTCGCCTCGGTGTCGTCGGCGTCCTCGTACAGATCGGGCGTTGCGCCAGCCAACCCGAGCACGACATTAAGGATCGCTTCGGTGAATGCCGGTGCCGGGTAGGGGCGCAACGCCAGTCTGGTTGCTTTGGCGATGTCACGGGGGTTCGCGTTGACGGCGCATGCGTGAATGACCGCTTCAATAATTGAAAATTTTTCCCTGATGACGCCATCAAGGATTGTTTCCATTCCAAACCGGTTATTAAGTGTCATTGCCGCCCGTAGGGTCGGAATCAGCGTCAGCTCAATGTCGTCTACGGTGAGTTGAACCCCGTGCATCATTATGGGGCTTCAGGAGCCGGGGCCATGACGGCAATGCCCTTGTCGCGCGCCAGGATGACGTTGAGGGTCATCACGTGATCGTCGCCGTCACCGCCAGTACCGATGGCGCACTTGGGGACGTACGCCCTAAAGTAGATCGCTTCACCGTTGGTTAGGGTATATTTGAAGTTGTAGCCGCCGCCATTGTGCGCATCGATGAGTGCCTGCTGCCCTGCGTCATTGGGGTCATATGCGAACACGCAATCGATAGAACCGGGATCATACGAACCCTCAAACTTGATCATTCGACCAAGATTGATGTCCTTAATCGACCCAATGTTGCGTTCACCGGAAATCTCACCGATCTCGTTAAGCTGACCGATGGTCTCGTAGGTATCTGCCTCAAACGCAGCTAGCCCGTTTGCCGAGGCTGTGGTTCCGATACTTAGGGTTGAAGTGTTGTGTTTAATGACTGCCATTTCAAATGCCTTTCAATAATTGAGAGAATGGCCGCTTATGCAGCGGCCATCGTGTAGAACGTCATCGCGTCAGGGTTGATAACAGCGCCACCGACACGACGATTGACGTGAACGACGGTCATGTTGTTGGCCGCCTTGGTGTACGGGTCGCTGAACAGCGTAAGGCCGGCACGATCCACGACGCGGAAGGTCTGGGCGAGGTCGCCGAACAGGATCGGCGTAGCGTCAGCCGCAACGTCGTCGAGGTCGGGCAGTTCGATGATCGGGAAGCCAAGGAAGGTCGAAGGCGTCCCGGCAGCGAGGGAGTCACCCCACGCATCCGGTGCCTCGGCGAGCGCCAGCTTGCGAAGGGCGGCACGCGTCTTGCGGTTCATGAACAGCTTGGACGAGCGGGCGTACTCGTTCGGAAGCGAAACCGTGAGGTCCACAATATCGTCAATCGCGAGCGTGGTGCCGGTCGCATCCTGAACCGCAACGTTCGCATTGCGCAGAAGGCCGGTCGGCTTCTTGGTGCCGTCGCCATCGAGGAAGGCAAGGCCCTCAGCCTTCGCGGCCTGTTTGGCGAAATCGCTGGCGATGATCGACATGATATCAACCTGCGAGTCGGCAATCAGGTCGTTGGAAATCGAAACCTGCGCACCCATGCCGAACGTATCGATGGTGAGAGTGGAGAAGGCGGCATCCGTGTCGGGTCGCGTCTCATTCTCGCCAACCCACGAAACCTGAACGGCGGAGTCCTGTACCGGAAGCTCAATCGACGGGGCGCCAATGGTCATAACGGACGCAAACTGGCGGAAAGGCGATGCCTCGATCAGAAGGCGCTGCACGGTGGCCTGGAACGTTGCCGGGGCGAGTACGCCGCCCTTGCCGCCAGAGTCGCCAGTGACTGAAAGTGCCTTCTGGTCGCCTGCGACAAACGCACGGAACGCCTTGGTCTCGGTCTCGGCAGCATCTTCGGTCTTGGCCGTGATGACACCAGGGCGATTGAGGCGGGTGGCGAGCTTCTGGTGATCGGTCTTAAGGGCGTCAAATGCCTTCGTGGTCTCGGCGAGACTGGCCTTGAGTTCGCTGATGGTCTCGGCGAGGTCAACGGTCTCGGCCTCGTCTTCAATTACTTCGTTGTCCATAGGGGTAACATCCTGATTTGAAAGAGAATTTGATTTAATAGAGGTGATCCGGGCGTCTGCATTTGCAGGAACAGCCACGACTGAACATTCAAGAAGGTCGACGGACCTAATCGTTCGGCCACCACCGCGAATGGGTGTGGCGGACTTGGTTTGAAAGCCGATGCTGAGGCCGGAAGCGGCGCCGGCACGAACCATGGCGTGAACTTCACGCGCCTTGGCAACGTCATTGATCAGCAGGTGGCCTTTAAGCTCTAGGCCCTTTTGCCCTTCAATAATTGAAGTCCACACGCCGATGACTTGGCTCTGATCGTGAGCCCACAGCATCGGAAGGGACGTTGGGGCGCCAGCAAATGCGCCCTTCTCAATGACATCGCCGACGCGGTCAGCCTTGCCGAAGGGCCATGCGATGCCTTCAATATCGCCGGTATCGCCGGTTGTGAATGCTGCCTTGATTTCAATGACTTCGCTCATGCCGGCACCTCTTCGGTGTCGTCGTCATCAACGGCGCCCATCAGGTCACTTAGCGTCACGAGCGCAATAAGTGCGCACTTCGTGAGGCCCGTTGGCAGCATGTAGGCTTCAATAATTGAAGTGGCGCGTTCAGGGTCGAGACCACCGCCGACGAGCGACAGACGAAGGATGGTCTTCACGTCCCTCGCGCGCCAGGAGTCAGCCAGCAGTGATCGCGCCAAGCTAGGCAGGCCAAGGTCGGTCTGGCGCTCAATTTCTTCAATAAGTGAAAGGGTCAGCGCAAACTCATACTCGCCGTCCCCGAAAAAGTGCTTCATTCCTGTACCTCACTGAAATCATTTGAATTTCCTTGTGTGTAAGGGTTGCCGAGGGCATCGGCGTCGGCGGTATCGATCCGGGGCATGTTCTCAATTGCGCGGATCTCATTGGCCGTAAGGACGCCGGAGGACCGGGCGATCTGGTAAGCCTGCCAACGGTCCAATGTGGCGGACTTAATGAATTCATCAGTTTCGAACTCAAATAGGAAGGTGTCGCGCTCTTCAGGCGTCAGGAGCGCACGGCGGTAGGCGGATACCCATTCCCGGTGCCATGGCGCGAGGCTGTAGTCGAGGAAGGCCCTGTTCATCTCGGCAGCGTTGGACCACGTTGCGCGCGTCAGTTCGTAAGCGAGATGGGGCGGAACGTTGAAGTGCCGACAGATGGCGACATTCGTCTGAATGAGGAGCTTTTCGGCTTCATTCTCGGCGAGCGGCTGCTGAATGGTCTCGTACTTCGCGCCGTGCTCTAGGACAGCGATGCCGCCGGCATTCTCGCCGGAAAGGGCCTGTGTCCAACTAGATTTGATAGCAGCCCGTGTGTCATCGCCCATGGCCTTCTGAAGCAGAATGATCCCGCCGGGCCTGGAGTTATTTTTGAAGGTGCTCGCGACCGTTTGGGCCATCACGAGTGAAAGGGCGATGTCGTCTTTGGCTTGCGAAATCACCGAAAGCCCAGTCACACCGTCGTCGGCCCTCATGCCGCTGGTGATGTGCAGAATATTGGAAAAATGCTCGACGACCGTTCCGCCATGGGCCAGCGAAAGCCGATACGTTGGTTCAAGGGTGACGTCGTCGATTTCGATTGCTACGGCGCCAGGTGACAGGCGGATTAGCTCGACGGGCCGGCCAGATCCATCGCGGGTGATGTGCGCGAAACCGTTGCCGAACGCGATGGCATCCCGCGTGAGGGCAGTGCGGAACGCTGCCGCACTCATCCAGTCTGAAGCGTCACGGTGAACGAGGGTATGGGCCGGGTGGTCCGTTGCTGCTTCCTTGGCGCCGTCTACGCGCTGGTAGAGCTTCACCGGGATCGAACAGCCGTTGGCCAGGAGGGCAGTGCAGACCGCTACCATTGCGCACTTGGCGGCATTGGTTGGCGTGACCGCGATGCCGGTGTTTGTGCTGGTCGTAAACAACCAGTCCAAGCCGAACATGCCACTGGTTGTCGTAGCGGCCTTCGTTTCAATCTTTGGTGACGGAATCCGCCTGGAGAGTCTGTTTAGAATGGTCAAAATATCGCTCGTAAAATTAGTGGAGGTCCGGCGGGAAGGATTTAATGTTCGAACCAAACCGCCGGACCTTGCGCAATCGCTATCACGTAAAAGGATCTAAACCATGATAACTTTGCGTATTATACTAAATATTTGCGGTTGATGCAATAGATCTTATGTAGATTTGTTGCAAATTGTGCCGAATTATGCTTCGGCCCTGATTGGGTTTTGTTCTCGATGTCCCGGCGGATGTGTGTTGATACTATTTAAAGCCCTTCAGGACGACGCACAGACGCTCGTTGGTTTTTGGGGTGACAGTGCCTAGGGGCGCGCCGAGGCGCCCCTACGGCCTCCTATGGGCTTCGTACGGTTCAGGATCGCCGGAATGTGGTGAGCGTGGTCTTGGAGGCAGCCAAATTTGAAGTATGAGTGACGTGTCACGTCACGTCACACTCTCGGGGAGTTCGGAATCGCCGGATGATGTGATGTTTCCGGAGTGTGGTGATGGTGAGCGACAGCGAACGTCACATTCCGGACGATGGTTTATGTTCCGGAGGTGTTGTTAGATGTCATGTAACGCCCATAAATCGCCCCCTTTAAGAATCCTTTGTTTTTTTGAAGTGACGTCGGTTCTCAAATCAAAAAGAGACTCTAATAGGGAAGCATTTATGGGCGTTACATGACACATGACATCGTCCGGATCGTCAGGTTGCCTGAATTTATGGGCGTTACATGACACATTCGGCTGCGCCTTCTCCGTATCGCGCGATTTATGGGCGTTACATGACACATGACATCGCCCGGAGATAAATCAAAAAGGGGCGCCCGTAATGTGGACACCCCTTCTGAAAGCCAACGATGCGCGGTTTGATATCAAAATGGCAGATCCTCCAGCGCCATCTGCTCGGAGGCTTCGGGACGACTCTTTGACGTCCAATCGTTCAGGCGATCATAGTTGTCATCGTAAACGAGAGGTTCGGCCTCAGGCTTGGGCTTTTCCAACGGTGCCGATTTTTCATCCATCGCCGGAACGTCCAGGTAGCCTAGCAAGCTCTCCAACTCTTCATCAGCCGTAGGCGCGTCCTGTGTCAGCCACGGCGCGCCCTCAACCGCAATTGCATTTTTCAAATCAGAATGTCGATTGGAGTTTTCGTGCGCTTCAATCTCGTCTGCACGCTCATCCCAAATCTTGTTATACACTCCCACCTTGACCGGATCGGCGTCGGGGTCGTCGTCTAGGTCGCTTATAGCCGATATGAATTCCGCAATGTCGGTAGGGGCCTCCTTCCTGTACCGCTCGCGAAGCCGACGACGTTGTTGATTTCGCCGGTCCGCCTCGCGTTTGGTCTCCCTCTCCGCATCAGACAGGGGCGCCTTGTTGGCGCGATGCTTCCTGACGCGTGCCGCCGAGTTGTCGTTGGGCCGGTAACGCTGCATGCGCGCAACTTTCTTGCGCGGCTTGTCGTTAGCGCCGGTCTTAGCGTTGGACGCTTCAACGGCTTCTCTGTTTTTGGCGCGCTTGCTGTCTGTGTATGGCCAAGGGGAACCGTACATTTCAGCGGTCAGGGCATCCAAGTCCGTCACGATCTCACTGCGGCGACGGTTCACACTGACGCTTTTTGCTGCAATCTCCTCAACTTTGCGGCGCCGCTCTAGATCGTCGCGATTGAAAATTCCGGACTTTCCACCGTCAATGGCGAACTGATTGAATGTCGCCAACTTATACATAATGCCGGTAGCGACCTTGGCCGATGATAGCTGGCTGAACTGCGGGAAGTGGGCATAATGAGCCACGTTAAGCACGTAGTCATAAATACAATTGACGTTGGCTTCCGAGTACCGAAGCCCTAACACGTCAAAGATCTGCCTTAGCTTCCAAATGCGTTCCGCGTCGCGTGTTTGCCACCACGTCTGATATTTGGCCGCAGCGACATAGCTACACTCATGGGTTTTGCGCCACTTATTGCGCCACTCCTGATCGAGTTTGAAGAGCACCGGCATAAAGATGTGTGTACGCTCAAACGGCGTCTTTTGCCGATAATCCTTGTGGCACATCTGATTGCACCACGCATCATGTTCGATGGTGCGGCGCGTGAACAGTGCACGGGTAGCCGCCGCCTGCTGTTCCGGACCTTTTTCAAAGAGATGAGCTTGTAAGACCTTACGATTTCTCTTGTAATCCGCCTTAGGTTGCCATATAATGTTGCCATGCACGGTTAAAGTCTTTCTTGATTTTGATCATGTTGTATACCCAAATGAAGCTCTTGCCCGACACGCGCCATAACGTGTCGGGCTTTTTTTATTGAAGAGCGCGCCATCAGCTATGCTGGTATTGCGTATGCAGCGCTTCGTGGTGTTCGCGCGCTTCGGCAAGGCGGGCCTGCGCTTCTGCATGGCGTTCGCGCGCTTCGGCAAGGCGCGCCTGCGTTTCGGCAACCTGCTGCTTTGCTTCTGCGATAGTTGCTAGCGCCTCCGCGTACGCCTCGACTTCGCGAAGGTCATAAAGCACGCCGCTACCGACTTTGATCACGTGCGGTCCAATCCCCAGGCGCATCCGGGCGGACAGCGTTGGATACGGCATGCCGAGGATATCAGATGCGGTTTTGCGATCCACGTAGGGGCGCGAAGGGTCGAGTTTGCTTAGGTTGGCCGCAATATCGTTGGAATTCATGTGAAAATCTCCTCTTTTCTAAATGAGCACATTGTAGCAAATATGAATCTACCGCGCAATCGAAAAATTCACAATTGCGTAAAATTGTTTCGCGGCCGGTCTCGCTGATGAGCGTGATCTTAGAAGCGGAGCCGGGGCTGCATCATGGAAACCCGCGAAGTTTTGCAGGGTATTCCGACGCGCCGAGCCCTTCAATAATTGAAGACGTAACGCAACCGGAAGTTTCGTCTTTTGAATCGCACGCGCGCACGCGAAAGAAGCGATCACGTGACATGCCTGATGGCCCGGAGCAGTGTCACTCTAGCCGAACCCTATGCCCCATTATCGCTTTGTAATTACTGCCAAAATTCGCTTGCCCAATCGCACGCATTTCGCTAGAACAATGTCGGCGCCATTTCACGCGCCACCACAAAGGCATTTCATATGACGAATTTTCAGCGAGCGATTTATGGCGAAATTCATTCCGGGACTCACCACAACCTCTAACCTCCTGTTGAAGTGCGAGGCCGCGAACTATCTGCGGATCTCACCGTCAACCTTCCGGCGACTTGAGAAGGCCGGCGAGCTACCAGAACCTGTGAAGGTTGGGCCACGAACGCTTTATCGTCGTGCAGACCTTGACGACTGGCTTGCCCCCGATTCGCGCACTGGCGAAGATAGCGATTCCGCCGCGATCCTTGCGGCGGTTCGCTGGAGCTAGAGCATGTCCAAAAAATACGTAACGTCCTCGCCCGACCGTCACGGGCGCATACGACACCGATTCCGACGAAACGGCGTCACAAGATACCTTCCCGGCGATCCGGGAAGTGATCAGTTTGAAGCGACCTATCAGGAATGCCTCAGGCTGGCCAAGGACGCTGAAACGAACCCCATCAAACGCAAGCTCACGCCACAGGAGGAGGCCGCTCCTGAGGGCTCTGTGGCTGCGCTAATTCGCGACTATCGGGCGACGAACAAATTTCTACGCCTGAAGCCTCCGACCAAGCGTCAATATGACGGTGCGTTTGGCGCCTTCATTGATTTGTTCGGGAAGGCGCGTGTTGCCGACATCGATGTGAAGTTCGTCCTCAACATGGTCAACGACCTCAATGGGACGCCGGGTGTGGCCAACGCCTATCTCCGGTGCATGAAGCTCCTGTTGAACCATGCGGTCCTGTGCGGCGATATCCCGACCAATCCCGCTAGTCGTGTCCAACCGATCAAGTTGGGCGAAATCGACACGTGGGCCGAAGCGGACCTAGCGAAGTTTGAGAAGCGATGGCCGAACGGAACGGTGGAGCGTCGCATTTACAACCTCGCGCTCTACACGGGCCAACGTGCATCGGACCTTCGCCGGATGATGGTGCACGATATCGAGGATGGCGTGATCTCGATTCGGCAGTCCAAGACGGGGGAGGTGGTAGTCCTACCCATTCATCCGGCGCTGCAAGCCGATCTCGACGAATTTCCGCCCAAGGGGGAATTCCTCATCCATCGTGCAGACGGGAAGGGCTACAGTGGCGGCGTCATATCGAAGTTGCTGAGGGAAGCGCTTCGTAAGGCCAAGCTACCTGAGAACCTGAAGCTACATGGTCTCAGAAAGGCGACGTGCCGACGACTCGCTGAGGCAGGTGCCTCTGAGCGTGAGATTATGTCGGTGAGTGGCCATCGGTCTCCGCAGATGGTCTCGCACTACGTGAAGGCTGCGAGCCAACGGAAGATGGCAGCGGCGGCAATGGCCAAATTGCTCGCTGTCTAA